ACGGGGATATGACGTTGCGACTGCGAGAAACAGGATCGCAAGGAAAGCCATGGAGCTGGAAACGGACTATGTGCTTTCCGTCGATAACGACATTACCCTGCCGAAGGACGCACTGAAACTTCTGCTTGAAGAAGCACGGGAAGTCAACCTTGGGTTTTATGCCCACAGGGACGCGGACAACCTTTACCGTGGACGGACGTGTATCTGCAAACTGAAGGACGAGAACGGCAAGGAGTATTACAACTATCCGCTGGAGTCCGAGTACACAGCGGAAGAGATGCACAGCATGGCTGAAGCCGGGGAAACCAAGATTGTGGTACACGGCGGCGGAATGGGATGCTCCCTGATAAAGACAGAGGTATTCCGCAGACTGTCGTATCCGTGGTACGACTGGGTGAACTACGGCGACGCCAACAAAGGTATGTTGTCTGAAGACCTCTACTTCTGCGCGCTGTGCAGAACATCCGGCATCGACATCCATGCGGACGTTCGTGTCGGATGCGGTCATCTGTTACGGCATGTACAGTGGCCGGTATGACAAACCAATCAAATGAATTATGAAAGGAGAAAACAACTATGCTGTTTGATGGACTGTTTAGTCCGGCCGCCATCGGAGCGAACTGGACTGAGAATGTCAGCAATCGTATCCCCTACCTGGGCGAAGGTCTGTTCCCCGCCCGCAAGCAGGCTGGTCTTGACCTGAAGTGGATTAAGGGCAGCAAGGGCATTCCGGTTTCCCTGATGCCTTCTGCTTTCGATGCCAAGGCCACCTTCCGTGATCGGATCGGCGTTGCAAAGGTTGAAACTGAAATGCCTTTTTTCCGTGAAGGCTTCAAGATCAAAGAGCGCGACCGGCAGGATATTCTCCGTGCCCAGAGTGCGAATGATCCCTATGTGACCGCCGCCATCGCCCGCGTCTTTGACGATGCGAACGAACTGATCGAAGGCGCGCTGGTCGTCAGCGAACGTCAGCGGATGCAGCTTCTGTTCCCCCTGAACGGCAACGTGGGCATCTCCATCCAGGCGAACGGTGTTGACTACACCTACAACTACGACCCGGATGGCGCGTGGAAGGCTTCCAACTACTTTGAGCTGCAGGACGGCGCGAAGTGGGATGCTCCTACCACCGCGGATCCCTTCGCCGACATTCAGACCGTGAAGGATGCCATCGCTGCCAAGACCGGCTCCGACCTGCGCATCCTGATCATGAACAAGGCGACCTTCGCCAAACTGCGGAACAACGCCGCCATCAAGAACCGCTACCTGACCAAGTCCGGCTCTGCCTTCGGCTATCTGACTGATTCCGAAATCATCCAGATCCTGAAGGACACCTCCGACCTGGATGGCATCGTCCTGTACGACAAGCAGTTCAGGAACGAAAGCAAGGTCGCGTCCAAGTTCGTCCCGGATGGCTACGTTGCCCTGATCCCCGCAGGCGCGCTGGGTGAAACCTGCTACGGCACGACTCCCGAAGAAGCCGACCTGATGGGCAAGAGCATTGCTGCGGTTCAGATCGTGAACAGCGGTATCGCCATCACCCAGGAAGCCACGGTCAACCCCGTGAACCTGAACACCTTCGCTTCCGAAATCGTGCTGCCCAGCTACGAGCGGATGGACGAGGTTGCCCTGCTGAAGGTCTTCTGATAAAGACCGTTATTTGCCTGGTGTACATCGTGGGGTGTACACCAAGGCAAGATTTCAACTGAAAGGGGATTCACCATGATTGCTACCCATAATATCAAGGTGAACGGCAGGTGGTACATGGCTGGTGAAGAATACGAGGTTGAAGAACCACGTGCGGTCGAAGAAGCAAACGTTGCAGAAACGACCGCCGTAGCACAGGAAGAACCTGTCGCTGCTCCTTCGGAAGAACCGAAGGCTTCTCCCAAGCCAAGGACCGCATCCACAAGGCGCAAAGCCAGTAAGTAAAGGAGGTGACCCACGGATGACCCGTGAACAGAAAATCAAATATCTGTCAAGGATGATCGACGACGATACAGAAGAAGAGGACATCCTGGGCATCTACCTTGACCTTGCGGGCGACAAGATACTCAACCGCATGTATCCGTTCCTGACTGACTACACCGGTCTTGAAGTGCCGGACAGGTACGTTATGATCCAGCTGAACATCAGCGTTTACCTACTCAACAAACGCGGCGCGGAAGGCGAAATTCAGCACATCGAAAATGGTATCCACCGCAACTACGGTTCTGCGGACGTGCCTGACAGTATGCTGAAGGACATCGTTCCGTACTGCCAGGCGATAAGGTAAGGCGGTGTGTGAATGATCATTCTGAAGCGGAACAGCACTGAGTTCAAGTATTATGCCTATACTGGGCTTGACTCTGATTTAAACAACGATGGTCTTCACACTGGCATATGGAAGCCAGTATATGCTGAACCTGTAATATACAAAGGAAACATCTCCGCACCGAGCGGAGCGGCTATACAGGCTTTTGAAGGTCTTGAAATACGCTATACGCATGTTCTTCTTATGGACAACCCAAATGTGGATATCCATGAAACAGGGTATATTGAGTGGAGAGGACGGCAGTATGACATAACAGCAGTCCGGCCGAGCCTTAATGTAATGTCCATTGCATTGCGTGAGCGTATAAAAGACAACGGTGATCAGTATGAAGAGCTGGAGAGTGATGACTGATGTCAATGATTACTCTTCTCGATTTGGATATGACATTGGAGCCATCATCAATCGAACATGCAATCAGAGAAGTGCATGCTTTACGGACAACGATTAAAGACATGCTTGACAAAATATGTGAGGAGCTGCTCATTGAAGGCGTAGATATCGCACGAAAGAAGCTGCTTTTATACAATGTCAAAGACGGTCCGCTTATGCAGAGCATCAAAATGATTGCATTTGATAAGCAGAAGGGCGTCGGGTTTATCACAGCTGGTGAAGGTTTGGAATCAGGAATCCAAGGAATGAGTTACGCTATCTTTGTTGAAAAGGGAACAGGGAAAGCAAAAACTCCGAAAAAGCATGTTGATATCTGGTCTCCGAAACTGAAGCTTGTAAATGCAAAGCAGAAAACGGAAGAGCCAGAACAAATGTCAGACGGGAAAGACAGTTGGGTGTATTGTGTGAAAGATGAAGACGGAACGCTTCACTATTACACAACATCCGGGCAACCGCCAAAGCCTTTTATGACTGATACTTATAATCAGTTGAAATGGAAAGCGGAAACTCTTGGACGAAAGTATGTTGCGGAATACATTTTCCTTGGAGAGTGACGGGCAATGATAGACTTTGAAGTTCAGATTTTTAACAGCGTTTATCAGACCGTTGCACCAATGTGTGCAAAAGGAAAGGTTTCCAACATATATATTCCTTCACCTACAGCGTTTCCAGCGGCATCATTGTTTGAACTGACAAGCGTTACAGTGCGTGACAAACAGAGTTCAACGCCAAAGGAAAACTTTTCACAGGTTATCTATCAGCTTGACTGCTATGCAAAGAACAAACCTGACTGCAGGGCATTGTTCAAGGCGGCAGATGATAAGATGATATCACTCGGCTTTACGCGAATCAGCGGGACATACCTTGATAACTATGACAGTACGGATGTTTTCAGGTATACAGCAACGTATGAAGCTGTTATCGATGAAAACGGAGTGATATACAGATAACACTGTGACTTAGTTCAATATCATTGAAACGCATGATTGCGGGTATGGATTTTTATCCACGCTTTCATGCGTTTTTTGTATCCAATATCACTATGAAAGGAGTCTACGAATATGGCAACAGTTAAAGGTATTTCCACTTACCAGACTTACCTTATGTACCGTACGACCACGGCCGGCAGCTATGCCAAACTGATCGACATCACTTCCTTCCCGGATCTGATTCCCCCGAAGGAAAGGATTGACATTACCAGCCTGTCTGACTACATGAGGACCTACATCAACGGTATCGGCGACACGTCCGAGTTCCAGTTCGGCGCGAACTACACTCCCGAAAACTACAGTGCGGTTACCGCTCTGGAGAACCATGTGTATGACTACGCGGTGTGGTTCGGTGCTTCCGGTGCGCAGGGTTCCGAAATCCCGGACGGCCACATGGGCAAGTTTGAGTGGTCCGGCGATATCTCTGCGGGTATCTCCGGCGGTGGCGTGAACGAAGCGGTTGGCATGACCGTCAACTGCACTCCGTCCACGGTTATCATCTACAAGTCTGCCTGATGATTAACAGGGCACGGGGAGAGGAACTGTTCTTCTCCCCGCCCTGACATCATAACAAGGAGGCATTTTTATGCCGAGAACAAAAAAGATTCCTGAAACACAGGAGAGAAAGGTAGGCAAGCCAATGGCTGCGAAAGAACAGGAATTCACCAAGGTAATCATCGCCGATAAGGACGGCACCAAGTACACGCTGGAGTTCAATGCCCGCGTTGTCAAAAACATGGAGCGGCGTGGTTTCAAAATCGACACCGACTACCCGCACACTATGATCGAGGACCTGTTCCTGGGTGCGTTCCAGATGCACCACAAGGGCATTCCGCCTGAAAAGGTCAAGGAAATCTGGAAAGCCCAGGGCAAGAAGGACGACCTGCTGGGCGTCCTGACAAAACTGTACATGAAACCGCTGGAGGATCTGATGGCAGAACCTGAAGGCGACGAGGAGAACGAGAACCCTACGTGGGAGACCGTCTGACAGAGGAATCAAAACCAAAACAGACGAGTCCGACACCGTATGGTGATATATTTGACGAACTGTTTCCGCACTATATTCTGATGGGCATGACGCCTGAACAGTATTGGGACGGCGAAGGTTTTCTGAAAAGAGCGTATATGAAAGCCTATCAGATGCGGATGGAAAACGAACAGAAGGTTGCTGACAGGAACTATTGGTTAATGGGCCAGTACATTATGTATGTACTCAATGCCACGCCACTGCTTGTCGCCGGTCTGAATGTAAAGCCATCCACAAAACTGCCAGAGTATCCGGACAGGCCGTTGCTTGAAAAGGCAGAGGTTCAGAAGAACGAGGAAGCAAAGCGGAAGCAGGAAGAAGACCAGACGAGGCTGATGATGGCCATGTTCCAGGCCGGTATTGCGAAGTTCAATAAACGGTTTGAAAAGGAACATAAGCAGTCAGCAGAGTCCGGGCAGCAAGAATAGTGGAGCGTCTGCGAGGAGGACAAGACCATGGCTGATATTGGTGTACTGAATCTTACTATACAGGACAATGCGTCTGAAGCAGCTAATGGGCTTGGACAACTTGAACGCAAACTGAAAGGTGTCAAGACCGCTGCTGAAGGTTATAATCTGTCCCCTGTTAAACGGCAGATAGAATCTGTTGTTAATGCTGTAAAGGGCAGTGAAAAAACAGCAGCGGCTCTTGGCACTCTTTTTAATGCTATTGCAAACTATGCCAAGATAAAGATTCCGAAGATAGATCTGACTCCTATTAAGGAACTCCAGGAAGCCTTTGGGGAAGGAATCAAAATCGGGAATACAGGTTCGCAGCTCAACCAGCTTCGTGTAGCCCTCCAGGGTGAATGGAACGAGGAAAAGGCGAGAACCGCTGGTGATGTCTTGAAGACTATTGCCGAAGGTGTTCTTGCATTTAAGGGATCGAACATAGGAACTGTAGCAAACGGTATTTCAAAACTTGCAACTGCACTAAATGAATACGCGGACGCTGCAGAACGCCTTAAAAAAGTATTTGGTTCATCAGGAACGGTACAGGAAAGCGTTCAGGATACAGTCGGTCAGGCCACAAAAGCATATGGCGGTGCAGTTGGCGGATGGTCCAGATGGGCATTCATGGGAAGCAGTCCTCAAAATGGATCTGGAGGAAGAAAAACATCATCGGCAGAAGGCGTTCTTGAAAGACCAATCATGCAGCAGTATGAACTTCTAGAGCGACTGCAAAAGGCACAGGATGCATTCTTTGCAAAAAAACCAGAAGAGATTATTCCGGATACTAAGCAATCTGAAAGCGTTGCAGCTATTCAGAAAACAGAAGAAACCATTCAGTCTGCGAAGGCTGCTCAAAGTGATTTTCTTGTAACCACAGAACGTATAACAAGACAGGAAGAACGTACAAACGAAACAATTGAAGAACAACTCAGGCTTCGCAGGGAGATGCTTGATGCGGAAAACCAGCAAAGGCTTGAGAGAAGTTATTCTCAATACAGGGAACTGTTTTTAAGCAAGGAAGGCGATTGGGAAAAGCAAGTCCCGGAAATGTACGGGTTTACGCCTGCTGCAATAGAGCAAGGGGAAACATATGCCGAAGCATTGGCAATTACAATGCGCGAGGTAGATGAATACGTTGACAATTTCATAGATCAGATGAATACACCTGTAGGTGAATTGCTTCGTGATACTATCGATCAGGCGAATGAAGCAAAACTTTCATATAAAGATGCGGCTGAAAGTGCTGCTACATTGAAGTATGCTCCTGAACTTGACACAGGGATGCAGAATGTGCAATCAACGGTCCAAACCATGAGCTCTTCTTTGGAAGGCGCAAAAACAGCAACGCGTGTCCTTACGGAAAGCATGGAAGACCTTGATACAGAACTGAAGCAGAAAAAGACGGACATGAGTAATGTATCAGAAGAAACGAAAAGTTTGAAGGCAAGGTTCGATTCACTCATGGCCAGTACAAAAGGGCTTAAAGGAGCATTTACCAAATTATTCCCGAAGACAAGCGGTTTGTTAAAGCATTTTGCCGGAACGATAGTTTCAAGATCCATTCGTTATACTATTAGGACACTTGCATCTGCACTTAACGAAGGCATCAAAAATGTATATGAATATAGCAAAGCGGTAGGAACAAACTTTTCTCCTGCAATGGATGAAGCTGCATCTTCTCTTTTGAAAATGAAAAACTCGATTGGTGCAGCTCTTGCTCCTGCAATTGTATCTCTTGTTCCTGTTTTACAGACTGTTGTTAATTGGTTTGTTAATTTGATAAATTATGTGAATCAGTTTTTCGCCCTGTTGAATGGTCAGGCAACATGGACAAAGGCTCTTGAAACGCAAACGGAAGCATACAAAGAAACCGCAAAGAGTGCGAAGGCTGCTTCAGATGCAACAAAGGATTTGCTTGCCGACTGGGACGAACTGAATATTATTCAAAGCTCAAATAATGGATCGGGCAGTTCACCGTCAAGTTCTGCTGTTGACTATACTACAATGTTTGAGGAAGTCAGTGAGTATGATCAAGGCGTTAGGGACTTTGTAAAGTTTGTCAAGGATAACTTTGTGGGTATCCTTACATCTGTTCTTGGCATTAAAACTGCACTCAAAGCGTGGAAACTTTCGTCTGCTCTGACAAAGTATTTCCCGTTCCTGAGCAAACTTGCTGAAGGTGTTGCTCTTGGAGCAACTATTGCATTAACAGTAACACTGACAGACCTTACCGGAAAAGCATTTATTGACACAGGGAATCCTGCGTATTTTATTGCAGACGCACTTACAGGAGCGGTTGGTTCATATCTTGCAAGAAGGATTGCAACGAAATTGGCTGGCGCACCATTCGGAACAGTGACACAAGGGTTCACTCTGATTCTTGCTGGCGCTGTAAACATAAAGAATGCTATTGATGCTGTGACCCAAGAAAAAGAGTCTGAAGCATGGATGCTTGGCGTCCTTGGGAGCATTGAATCAGGAATCGGTGCTGGCCTTGTTGCTGCTGGATTTGGCGCTGCAACAGGTGTTTCAATTGCGGCTGGTGTTGCAACATTTGGATTCACCCTGTTAATTACGGCAGCGTTAATCATTGATGCAAAAAAGAAAGCAACGTACAGGAAAATGGCGATTGATGCTTTCCGGCAGACTGGCGAAAACGGAATAAGTGCAGAAGAATATCTGACGGCCCTTCAGACAAGACTTGACGAACTTACTTCCGACTCTGAACTTGTCGTCAATGCATCACTAGGACTTGACGAGCATAGTGAGTCATTCAAATCGACAATTGAATCATTGAAAGCGCTTAATGCACTTGTTTCAGGCGGGGAAGCATTAAGTGAGGATGACGCAAATAAGTTTAAAAACGCATGGGAAATTGTATTGAACGAACTTAGTGAGATCAGTGAAATTTCTTACGCAACAATATACGCAGGTCTTGATGAAGCAATCGCAAACGGATCTGAAAAAATCAAAAATGAGGCACTTGAACTAAGGGCCGAGGCAATCCGTGCGGCCGGTATTATGGGTGGTGCAGAGGAAGCATTAAAGAAAGAAATGGAGTTCCTTGAAAACGAAATCCTTATGGGGCGAAAAGGAAACGACAATTACGACGAAGCACTCAAGCGGTACAAGGAAATCTATTCTGAACTATCCGGAACAACAGAAACCGGACTGAACGAATTTAAAGCCGCATTGCAGGAAGGCGCAAGGTTTGATTTTACCGGAGAAGAAAACCCTGTACAGGCTGCCGTGGATTTCATTGGAAAAATCGGAACTGACTTGCTGACACCAGCTCTTGAAAAGGCACAGGAACAGTATGATGCGGAAATAAAAGGTATTGAAGAAAGTCAGAAAACGCTTGAAAAATACCATAACCTGAAGCTTATCGGCGACGACGAATACAACGAGCTTAATAAATATTACAACGATCAGATCGACTTCTTTACTCGTCGCCTTGAAGAGCAGAAGAGAGAAATCCAGTCTTCCACTCAGGAAGCAATTAACGCTATTGCTTCTCAGTCTCTTGAAGGATACTTTGCGCTTGACGAAGACGAGGATGCATTGAAAGCATATGTTGACAATGTTCTGGTTCCGCTGAAAAAAGCAATAGAAGAATCTGGAAACGAAGTTCCGAAAGAACTTGCGGCGGTTATTGCAAGAAATGGTAGGACAGCAGTGTTTGCTGATGCAGCAGACCAGCTCAGAGAGTCATCAAGGGAGGCAATTTATCAATCGTTTATAGATGATTATCAAGCGGGAAATATCGATGACCCCGTTAAATTTGCAATTGCGTATGAAATAGACCTGGTTAATTCGGGTAAAAATGTACTTGCAGACCCAGAGGAAGAAAAGCGAGACATCATTAATTCTCTGTATAACACATTTGGCGATCCGGATATATTCGATATGCTTAACAAAGCGTTTGGATGGGATTATCAAGACATGATAAATGCCATTGATATATCCGGTTATACGGACGAAGAACTTGCGGATCTTCAGGAAACGATTGATATTCTTAACAGGTTTGATAACCTTGACTTAAAGATGCCTGAGATCGACAACAATACGGTTCTTGAACAAACTGATAACGCCGCTAAAATGTACGAAGATATGGCGTCAAGAATGCAGGCAGCGTGCGAAACGGTTAACGGCCTTGAATATAACATGAACACGCCAGGAATTAACGGCATAAGGATGCCAACGGCTGCCGGATTCCGCGCTGCCGGAATGACAACGTCGGACGTTGGCTGGGCACAGTACAATCCGAACGGCGGGAACAGCACAGAGGTCGAGGTTGTCAACCAGGAAACGGACGAGCAGAAACGGACGAACATCTCGCAGGGTACAAGCAGTCTGCTTGAGGCACTGAACAGCATCCTGCGGGTTGCGGAAGCGATCAACAGAAAAGAGTTCGTGGTCAATGTCAACCCGTCCACGGGACTGGCACAGACGGTTGAGAAGAGCGATTACCGGCTTGAACGGGTAAGGGGATAAGGAGGCGCAGCAGATGATATTCCCGTACAAAGAGAAGATGGGCATACAGATCATATCCAACGGAAATACCTATACGCTTCCTGACCCCGGAAGCTGGACATACCAGGTCGGCGACCTGGACACGTCCGGCAGCCGGGACGCTACGGGGCTGCTCCACAGGGCATACGTGACGACGAAGATCAATTATGAATTCAGCTGGAACGCTATCGAGTGGGAGAAACTGTCGGAGATCCTGGCGGCCGTGCAGAGTCCGCAGTTTACGCTGATTGCGCCGGACCCCAGGTCGTTCAACGACACGTACACGGGAACGTATTACGTTGGTGACCGGACGGGGAAGAACCATTACTTTATCCCGGAAAGGCCGAACGTTGCGGTGTTCGACCTGAAACTGAAGTTTATCGAGTACTGATGGTATGGGTGGTGTGCAGGGCGGTAAAACCATCAGGAAGGGGGAAGGACGATGTACGAAGCAAGCCAGGCGTTTCATGACGGCGTGGCGAACGGAAACCATCAGATGGCATTGCTCATCTTCAGCAACGCGGTGTTCACGAACGAGGACATCAACGTCACAAAGGGGATTCAGTTCAGCGATTACTTTAACCTTGAGGAAGACATGGCCATCGGCCAGACTCCTTCCAATGAAATCAGTTTCGGACTGTTCAATGACGCGCGGCTGCTGAACGACTACGGGTTCGGCGAGTTCCTGGCGACCATCGGCGTGCATATCGGCACGGACAAATACCAACAGTTCGCACCGGTCATGCTGACAACGAACTACGCCAGCTGGACGGCATATGACACCTACCCGTACCTGAAGCGGAATAACGTTGCCGTGTCGGCACAGCCTGGTTTCGTCGTGAAGAGCATGCTCGGATACGACGGGAAACTGTGGGCATTCAGCAATGACGGAAGGTGCGTCGTGTACAACGATAAAGACGGCACGAACATCACGAACCAGTTTACGCTGATTCCGTTCATGGCGGAGAAGAGCAAGGGATGGAACGGACGGAGTTTCTTCTACAACAAGGACTCCAGAATCCTGTTCATTTACGACGCGGGCGACAGGTACAGGTATGAGTTTGTCCCGCTCGGATGGTTCGTTGCGGAACGGCCAAAGGCGCCGGACGTGATCGAGATCGACATGACCTGCTACGACTTCATGCAGAAGTTTGAGGAAGATATGCCGGACAGTCAGGCACTGAAAATCACGTACCCGGCGACGATCAAAACACTGCTTGAGAAGATGTGCGCGTATGTCGGCGTGCCGTGCAAGGCAACGTCGTTCATCAACAGCGGGGCGAAGATCACGAAGGAACCGGACGAGTTCAATAATTCGACGATGCGTGACGTGCTGAAGTGGATTGGCGAAGCGGCGTGCGGGAACATCCGGTTTGACAGGGACGGCAACCTGATCATCGACTGGATACGGCAGACGGGACAGAGCATGACGCCGACGGAGTACGCCACGTTTGACCCGTACTGGTATGAAACGAAGACGGTCACGAAACTGTACAACAGGGGATCTGACGGGAGTTACGACAACACACAGGGGACGGGCGACGAAGGATACCTGATACAGGATAATCCGCTGCTGGAGGGGGTGAAATAATGGCGAACGTAACGGGTGCTTCCCTTACGCCAATTTATGAACGGCTGCGGGATATGCCGACTCACCACCCTGTCAGTGCGGAAACATTCTCGGACTGGTCGCTTGAAGCCGGAGACACGGTCACCATCAGCAGGGACGGAAAGGCATACAGAAGTCCCGTGCATACAAGCACGCTGACATGGAAGGGAAAGACACCAACCATTACGGTGAATAGCACGGGGAACGAACGGCGCGACGCAGTATCCAAGGTCAGCAGAAAAAAGTACAACAGCGGTGCTGCCGGAATGCGGAACAACCAGGGGTTGTACAATGACGTCTG